CAGGGAGCAGAAAGTATAGAAGAATTAAGAGACATTTTAGAATCAATAGATGATAGTGTTCCATTTTTAGAACTTTGTAATTTACTTTTTAAGAGCAATCTTTCTTGGCCTAAAGCTGTAAATCTAGTTAATAAACTAGAAGATTTACCACCAGAAACTATCCGACTTAAGATTATTAGTCTAATGACTAATAGACTATTAAAAACTACTGACGAAGCAAAAGCGGTACATATACTCAACGTACTAAATGCTTTTAAAGGATTTTGGAATCCTTCGGAAAAGAAAGCACCGTTATTACTAGCATTAGGAAGTTTAATATTTGAATCTGAGGAAGAGTAATGTCAACTATAGAGTATTTAAAAGAATTTCTTATAATTGATAAAAATCATTTGGACGAAGCTATAGAAGTCCAAGCTGAGATATTTTATCACGTTGCTGACGGTACTGCACAAGCAGTATCTGAAAGGGATCAAATAAAGTATGAGTTAGATACTCTTTTATCAGATACTTATTTAGCAATACGATTGGAAGCTACAGAGGAAGGAAGAAAAATAACAGAAGCACTTCTTGAAAACGAAGTTGCACAGGATAAGGATGTCCAAAAATTGAAGGAGAAATACCTAGAGGTAAAAGCTAATGCTGAAAAATGGTTAGCATTAAAAGAATCCTTTACTCAAAGAGGATACATGTTAAGAGAGATGGCGTCCTTGTACGTGTCAGGGTACTTTGCAGAAATTTCTGTAAGATCTTCTACTGACACTGAGGAAATCCAACAACAAGCTCGTAGAGAGAGAATGTCAACAAGAAGAAAAGAACGAGCACAATTGTAGACACCAACTATGTTAGATTACATCCTTTATACACTAAAAATCTTATTAGTGGGAATTACAGGATTTATACTTTGGTATGCTTTTGTTAGAGTAACTCTACTGGCATACTTTAATACATTGTATCAAATAAAACGTAGCAAACTTCGTAGATCTGCTATTGCGGCTATAGATGCTGCTGAAAAGCAACATAGCGTCCACCAAAAAAATTAGGTATAATTACTAAGCAGGGCTTTGACTCTGCTATTTCAAGCACCAGCACTTTATTGTGCATAAGCGATTAGATTGAGGATAATTCAATGAGTAAGAAATTTAAATATCAGAAGCGTAACTACGATCAGGCTCGTCGTCGTGCAGAACAGTCTTCTAGTTCTCGTGACAATTATATTCGAGACGATCTAGTATTTTTCAAACCCACAGAAGGCGAAAACTTAATCCGTATTTTGCCCCCTACTTGGGAAGCTCCAGAACATTACGGATACGATATTTATGTCCATTACAATGTAGGACCTGATAATGCTGCGTATCTTTGCCCTGAAAAGATGCAAGGTAAAAAGTGTCCCATTTGTGATGAGCGTTTAAAAGCAGAAGCAGAAGGCGATAAAGATTACGCTAAGAAGCTTCGTCCTACTAAGCGTGTTCTTTTCTACTTAATAGATCGTGATAAAGAAAAAGAAGGAATTAAAGTCTGGGCTTCACCTTGGACCGTAGATAAAGAAATTATGATCCAAGCTACGGATGCACGTACACAGGAATTTTTCCCTGTAGATGATCCCGAAGAAGGCTTCGATGTAAAAGTAACACGCAACGGCTCAGGTGAGCGAACAGAGTACAGCGTTACTTTAGCTCGTCGTTCAAGTGTACTTGAAATGCCTGACGATCAATGGGAATACATTCAGGAAAATCCATTACCGAGTACTTTGATCTTTTATCCGTTTGAAAAGATAGCCAGAGCATTTTCAGGCGTATCTACAGTAGCAAATGAGGAAGAAGAGGATAAGATTCCTACTCGTAAACCAGAAAAATCTGCTACAAAAACTTCTAAATCTGTAGATGTTACTTACGAAGAAGTGCAAGAAATGTCTAGTAAAGAACTAGATGATTTACTAGACGAAGCAGGATTAGATTTAGATCCAGCTAATTTTGATACAGATCAAGATTTAGCAGATGCTATTTGTGATACATTGGGATTGCGTAAGAAAGAAAAAATAGTAAAGCCTGCTCCTAAGAAAGAAGAGCCTCCAGAAGAGGAAGAAGAAAAGGAAGAAACTGCTACTGAAGATGAAAGTTCATCTAGACGTTCCAGACTAGAAAGTCTACGCAACAGACGGCGCAGTTAATCCTGTACTAATAAAGGACCCGGCCTAAGAGCCGGGTTCTTTTTATTTACTTAAACTCATCTGAAGGTAATTAGTATGAATGGTCGTGTAACTTTAGATACCGAAAAATTAGAGAGTGCTGTAATAGAAATTAAAGAGGAACCTAAACTTACTATAGGTTCTTATTTTACTCGTGTAGGAAAAGAAAACATTAAGTTCATACATAGTGGTTGCAAACTATTAGATTGTGTTCTTGGAGGAGGTTGGCCTTTAGGACGTATCTCAAATGTAGTAGGCGACAAAAGCAGTGGAAAGAGTCTACTAGCTATGGAAGCCTGCACTAACTTTAGTCTTACATATCCTTCAGGCAAAATTTATTACATGGAATCAGAAGCAGCATTTGATCAAGATTATGCTGCTGCATTGGGAATGCCTGTAGATAAAATAGATTTTATAGATCAAGATGAAAACACAGTAGAAGAATTTTACGAAATACTAGAAAATGTAATTAAAGAACATTTAGAGAATAAAAAACCTGGTCTTTTTATTCTAGATAGTTTAGATGCTTTATCTGATAGAGCAGAACTTGATCGTAAAATTGATGAAGGTTCTTACGGCACAGGTAAACCCAAAAAGCTATCGGAGTTGTTTCGTAGATTAGTTTCTAAAGTAGAAAAAACTAATATCCATATAATGATAATTTCTCAAATACGAGAAAATATTGGTGTAATGGCAGGAGCCAAGTACTCTCGATCTGGAGGAAAAGCATTAGATTTTTATGCTTCTCAAGTACTTTGGTTAAAAGAAATTAAAAAGCATAAAAAAGTGAGCAACAAAATAGAACGTATTGTAGGGATACAAGTAGAAGCTAATTGCAAGAAAAATAAAATAGGATTACCTTATAGAGAATGTGAATTTCCCATTTACTTAGGGTATGGTGTAGATGACATTACTGCTCACATAGAATTTTTAGCTAAAACAGATCATGTACACCTTATAACGGATTTAACTGATGGTGCAACAACACTAGAAGGTAGAAAAATCTCGAATGTAATTCGTAAAATTAGATCTATGAATAAAGAAGATACAAGAGAAGCAAGAGAGATGTTAAACAATGCAATAATAGAAACATGGGAAGAAATAGAAACTTCCTTTATGCCAGAACAGAGTAAGTATTAATGAAACAAGGTGGCGGAAAACAAAAAGGAAATTCTTTTGAAAACAAAGTAGCAAAGATGTTATCAGAATGGATTTCTAGTGGTGAAAATAAAGATTTGTTTTGCCGCTCACCTGCGTCAGGTGCTAAAGCAACAATCAATTTTAAGTTAGGTGAAATGTATTCAGACCAAGCTGGAGACATTATAGCCACAGGAGAAAAAGGATTTTTTCTAACAAAAGTATTCTTTTTGGAATGTAAGCACTATCAGAATCTTAACATAGATGGTATTGTATACGGTACTAAATCTGGAATTACAGAATTTTGGACTAAGGCATATAAGGAAGCTAAGGAACATAATAAGTTCCCTATGCTGATAGCGCGACAAAACAACAAACCGATAATACTCGGCCTAAATAAACAGGGAATAGAAATTTTTGGAGAATCATTATGGTATCCCAAATTACATGTTCCTACTATAGATTTGTATATTTATTCTTTTAACGAATTTATTTCTAACGTATGTCCTGAAACATTAGGAATACAACCTAAACAACACAGGTATAAATTAGTGCAGTAGGCATACACTACTACATGGAGATTTTATGCACATCGACGTTAATGATCCTATTTGGGATCAACCTATAGAAACACTTCCTTTAATTCAAGCTTTCCCGCAATTTAACGAGATTAAAGAATTTAAAGATAAGAATGTAGTTCTAACAGCAGATCACGAAAGACTCTTTAGTGTAATTTCTCCTCGTAAAAAGATCATTCATCATCGTGACGCTGTTGAAATGATCGGAAATGCTGTAAACGAAATCTATAATGAAGATCCTACGGTTAAAATACGCAGTTTGAAACAAGGTGCTCAAATTAGAGCAGAATTTAAACTTCCAGAACCTATAGTACTTGATTTAGATGGTGACGTTAACGAATTAATGTTATATCTGTATAACAGTTATGACAACTCTTTACCTTTTAAAATGCGTATAGGGGCAATGCGTCAAATCTGCACTAATGGAGCAGTTATAGGAGACGAGATTGCTTGCATGAAAGGCCGTGATATGGCTAATGAATGGTCTCCTGCAGGATTGTCAAATATGATAACTAAAATGATTGACGATGCTCAAGCAGTTGTGACTGCATGGAGGAAGTGGCGTACAATTGACATAGACTATGATTTTGCTATAGATGTTTTACAAGATCGTTTACCAAAAAGTCTTGTACACAAACTTATGGAAGAAGAATACCCCAAGTCACTTTGGGAACTGTATAACGATCTAACCTATATGGCAACACATAAGTCACCTTCTGACAGAGCTAGAGTATCCTTCGACTCTGCTATTGCTCAAATATTTTACTCTCGTCGTAGTCCCGTATATCGTTTATACGGAAAAGACGAAGTAATTGCTGAAGTTGAAGAAGATTGATATTAATCATAGCACAAGGATGTGCATTACTGGAGAATAAAAATGGTTGCAAATAAAAAGTGGATGAAGAGTTTCTTTCCTTATAATAAAGACGAAACTAGATATCCTAACTACTTCGATAAAACAATAATAACAGATAAAGAAATACAAATCAGAAA